AGGGATCCCACGTTGTGCGTACTGTCCACGCGGGGTGATCGATCATTTTAAAACCGATCTCCTTACGTGGCTTGAGAACCAATGGTAATTCACCATTGGACTCACGCATAGTTAACCAGCAATCCAACCAAGGATCACCGGAAACTCTAACAGACTTAGTCCTCGGGACGATGCGCTTTCTAGGCGGATCACCCGTGACGAGGCAGGTTGGATCTTCTGGATCCTGACCACCATGAAGTGCTCTAGGGATAGAGGCACTCCATTTTATATGAAATGAAAGGATCTTAGGGTCGGTAATAAAACCAACCCCTCGACTATCCCATTCCATCAAGCTGTTAAGCAAACGGATCATGTCCATTCGATGCGGGACGGCCTCTCTAAGGTAGAAAGGACTTACATCCAGGCCGTTATAGTAATGACCCCCACAGGATTCCCTGAAGGGGCCCTTCCAGCTCGATTTCTTAGTATTGACTCGAAAGCCAAACCAAGAAAAGACACGAGCTAAACGGGGTGCCATCGTACAAGGTACGATGATATCATCACCATAGACAGAGATTCGCCCTCGAATATTAGAGTAGTATGCAACACTCCGGGCCAAAGCCCAGAAAATTGCACTCTCTAACTCAAAGGTAAATCCGTTACCCATTGAACTAAACATTTCTAGTTCATGGACTTCACCGTCAATGATCGTCGTTTTGACACGAAGATCATCAAGCAGCGAATACCAATCAAAAGGAAGGAGTTCCATCACAAGTTGCCTTGTAATAGAATCACTTGCACTTGAAAGATCGATAGTAGCAAGCTTAAGCCTTACGGCTTGGCGAGCTAAATTTCTATTGATCTCTTGATTGTTCAAGTCGATTCCCACGTGACGTAATCTTTTACGAATATGGGAACCAACAGAACGTTGGAGTAACATATTAATCTCGGGCTCTTTACAAGCAACGCGATCAATATCTGTCTTCTTCGGCACAGTGAATAGCACACTATCCTCTTGGACTGTTAAAACTTGGCGACTAAGTCTCGTTTCTGAGGCGAAACTCAGCCAGTGTTTTATACAATCGGAAGAGACGTGTGCTTCCTCGGTGTGTTTAATAATTGCCGCAGAGGGTCCACGACGGACGCGAGTAGAAGCGCCTGTTGTGTGACTACCTCCCCAAAGTAAGGAAGGATAATCAAGATGACCCAATAACGTGGATAAAACTTCACGAGCTTTAAAGATAAGCTCATCAGAGGTTACCCAGCCAAAATCTTCATCTCCCAACTGGAGACGTTGATTTGTGACACAATTGACTGCTTCCTGATCTTGCCATTTCTTAACGGCATTACGGTAGCGGTCATCAGGAGAGACTACTGTAGGGTCTAAGTACTTACTTTTGTACTCAGACTTAAGGTAATCACCCTTGAAACCATGACCTTCTAAGCCTTCTATAAGCTCAGAAAGTTCGGTCTCAAAGGTTTTCCTGATATGTTCAGGCACAAGGTTCGGATTCGAGGTACGCTTCTTAGTAGAAGACGATCTCTTACCGAGTGTAGTTATACTCACAGGTCGTGAGTTATGACTACAGAGCTTCGTTGGTTTATGAAGGCTCATGAGAGCTCCTTAGTACAAGGATGGAGGACTCTGGCAGAATGCCAGATCGGTACTTACTAGAAGTCATGCAAGATATTATCTTGCACAGCGTCTATTGCATGAATGAGGTCACCCTCTTCATGAAAGGTCTGCCAGAGAATTAAGGCAGACTCTATAATAAGTAAACCGAGAAGGAATAGTGTCTTTGCTCGTTTGATACGGACAAAGAACGTTGGAGAATCGCTGCTAGATAAACAGCGATACTTGTCAAAAGACAAGTTATCCCCAATAATATTCCAAGTCACGCGCGAGCGACAAGAAGTCGCTATTTGCGTGGAGATTACCAATCAGAGCGATTAGGTTATCTCTCTCCTGCGTCTCAGAACCGTCCGCGAACGTATAAACACCATCAAAGTAGCTGGTGCGAAGCGTCGAAGGACGGCTAATTCCGTTGATTGTCTCAGTCTGAACGACCGGGAGGCTCATACGGAATCGCAACTTGTGCTTGTTTGTTTGCTGCCACCGTTGCAGTGACAAGAAAGCATCAGCCGTAGGAACACCAGTAGATTCCCGAAACTGAGAAAATCCATTAGGACCCTCAGCACCAGGATTAAAGGTGTGTGCGACTGGAGTAGTTTCTCCATCGTTGATTACGATGGGTGAACGTGCGGGCATAGAATTATGCTCCTGTTATGTCCAAAAGGACGTTAAGAACTAGGCCAAGATTACCTAGCTCGTTGAGCAAGCAGTCCCGATAAAGTAAGGAACTGATTGCGGTTGATTCCAATCTTCGGTATGAAGATGGAGGGAAGCGGCCAACTAGATAGAACATTTCTGTCCATATCAAAAGTCTTAACGCTTTGTGACGGATTTGTTCCTTGGATATAGAACGCATCGTCAGGGGCCTCAAGAACGAGGTCACCCTTGATGAAACTAGTTTCGTATCCTGTGACAAACTTTAAACCCAAAGGGGCAGAGAGAGCCTCAAGAAAGGAGCCAATTGGAATAAACCAATCGACAACAAAGCTTAGGGGAAGAAGTTCCCAAGCTATCGAAACCGGATTAGTGAGTCCGAGGCCATTTAGGCCGGCCAAGAACTCATTGTCCACTTTATAAGCGACTCCGACTTCTACACCAAATAGAAGATTACCTTTGGTAACTTTCCAGACGGTGGCAAGGTCAGAGCTTTCTGTAGTAGAAACAGCTTTCACGCGAGTGAAAGCCGGCCTATTAAGTTGTTTCATCACTGCAGAATGTAAGTTGTAGGTGTCTGTTATAAGCGGTTCCCAACCGAACTTATAAGCAAACCAAACATCGGCAGCTGAGCCAGGAAGGTCTTTGACCTTCCTAACCCCTAACAGTTTTGGGATTTGAGAGTAATTACCGCGCCGTAAAGCACGGTAAGCTCTTAAGACCGCGATAGAATGCGATCCAATCATACGAAGAGAACTAGGTAATTCACCTAATAAGTTCCCAACGTTGACATCCTGAGCTGTTAGTTTAGAAAGTACGCGTGTACGGGCAGATGGACTAAGCCATGATGGCATTAGATTCGCACCTGCTAGACCATCAAGAGCCGTTGGAGAGGGTTCGAAACCTTCCTCGACAAATTGATAAGTCATACGAACACCGTCTAATCTTCCAGAATAACTCTTAGAGAGCCATTTGAAATGATTAGGCGACATGGCGTACGAACTAGCTGTGTAGTTGGTCGAGAGAACATGGTTAGATTTTACCAAGTTACCTCTGTGACCGTTTACCGCTATCGAGTTCTTAGTAAGAACTTGAAAATTAGTGATTGATCCGTCTTCCCACAGATA